CACGTGATTGATATTGAACAGTTTCTTATGTCTTTGGGTAGACATAAAGACGCAGACGGGAAATTAAAACCTATTTACCTTGCTGACACACTTCAAGAAGAAATCAAAATTATTCAAGAAGCAGTTAAACACTCACAGCGGTGGGTCGGGCTGACGGATGAGGAGATTAAATCCCTGCCCAGTTGGTGGCCCAGTTACGAAGACGCCCCGGCTTTGGTTCAATTAGTTAAAGATGTAGAAGCCAAGCTGCGGGAGAAGAACACTTGATAACAATAGATTTTGAAACCTACTACGACCGAGACTTCAGTCTCTCCAAAATGTCTACTGAGGAGTACATACGTGACCCAAGATTTGAAGTCATCGGCGTGGCGGTTAAAGTGGACGATGAGGAAACGCAGAGCTTTTCTGGCTCGCGTGCCGAGACGAAGGATTGGCTACAACAGTTCGATTGGGGGAATTCCCTCGCCTGTGCTCACAACGCGCTTTTTGATGCGGCAATTATGGCGTGGCACTTTGAGATTTACCCGAAGGCTTGGGCTGACACTATGTCGATGGCTCAAGCGTTATTGGGGACGCGGTGTAGGGTCGGACTAGCTCACCTAGCCACGTGGTTCAAGATAGGTACAAAAGGGGACGAAGTAATTAACGCATTGGGTAGGACACGTAAAAGTTTTACACCTATCGAGATGGAGCGGTACATGTCGTACTGCCGAAACGATGTGGAGCTAACCGCTGGGTTGTATACACGGATGTACACCTTCCGTGCCAACGAGGACTTTACGTTTGAGGAGTTCCCTCTAAAAGAACTCAAGCTGATCGACCTCACGATCCGCATGTTTACCGAGCCGACTCTTGAGGTGGACGTGCCGTTGCTGGAAGATCACCTCATCAAAGTGCGGGAGAACAAGGCGAAGCTACTCAAGGACGCCGACATCGACCTTAAGGACGTGATGAGCAATACGAGGTTTGCACAGATACTTAGCAGACTTGATGTTGCCCCGCCCACCAAAACCTCCCCCACTACGGGCAAACAAACCTACGCCTTTGCCAAGACTGACCAAGGTTTGCAGGATCTTCTTGAGCATCCCGACCTGCGGGTGCAAGCGGTGGTGGCTGCGCGGCTTGGGGTCAAGACGACCATCGAGGAGTCTCGCACCGAGCGGTTCATCGGCATAGGCAAGCGGGGCCTACTGCCGGTCCCTCTTAAATACTACGCAGCTCACACCGGCAGATGGGGCGGGTCTGACAAACTTAATATGCAGAACCTACCTAGTAGGGGTAACGCATCCGCCCTGAAGAAGTCTCTACGCGCACCGGCAGGGCACGTCATCATCTCGTGCGACTCCTCGCAGATCGAGGCGCGCACACTCGCGTGGCTGGCTAGTCAGAATGACTTGGTGACCTCCTTCGCTAACGGCGAGGATGTCTACAAGATCATGGCATCTAAGATCTACCAAACACCGGTCACCGAAATTACCAAGGAGCAAAGATTTTTTGGTAAGACCGTGATTCTCGGGTGCGGGTACGGCATGGGGCACGACAAGTTTCACCACATGCTAAACATGTTGGCTCTCAAGCAGGGGACAAAGATCACCATGGCCGAGGCTGAGCGCATTATCCAAGTGTACCGGGGCGTCAACCCCAAGATTGTGAGTCTGTGGAGAATCGCTGACAGAGCCATACACTATATGGCTACCTCCACGGGCTGGACGTTTGGTCGAGACGACTTACTGGAGGTAGGGAACAAGTACGTCATCCTGCCCAACACCATGAAGATCGAGTACGACGACCTGAGAACTACACCGTCAGAAGGGTGGATGTACAGCACCCTGCGTGAGAAGAACGTGAAAATCTACGGTGGTAAGTTGGTGGAGAACGTGGTGCAAGCTCTCGCCCGGATCATCGTGGGTGAGCAGATGCTGAAGATCGCAAAGAAGTACCGTCCTGTCTTGACAGTTCATGATGCAGTGTCTATAATTGTTCCAGAGCAGGAGTCTACTGAGGCGATGGCGTATGTTCAGGAATGTATGCGCTGGGTTCCTAAATGGGCTAATGGCTTACCCGTAGATTGCGAAATAGGATGCGGCCCAACTTATGCAGACTCCTGACAAACCTATCTCGTGGTCATACAGCGGGATGTCGCTATTCAAGCAATGCCCCAAAAAGTATTTCCACCTGAAGGTTCAGAAGGATTTTAAGGACAAAGAGACCGAAGCGTTGCTATACGGCAGTGCCGTACACAAAGCCGCCGAAGACTACATCACTGAGAAAAAACCTATCCCTCCCCAGTATAAATACATGGAGGGGTACATGAACAAGATTGATGCGTACGAGGGTGACAAGTACGCAGAGTACAAGATGGGGCTACGTGAAGACGGTACGCCCTGCGAGTTCCATGACCCCGAAGTGTGGTGGCGGGGTATAGCGGACTTAATCGTAGTCAACGGAGAACTCTCCAGAGTAATTGACTACAAGACGGGAAAGACTTCCCGCTACGCGGACACCGTACAGTTAGACCTCCTTGCCCTAGCTACGTTCGCACACTTCCCCAGCGTCAAGGTCATCAAGGCCGCGCTGATCTTCGTAGTAGCCAACGAGTTGGTGAAACGCAAGTACCATAGAGAATCTTCCGTGGCTCGGCTTATGCAGGAGACTCGGGATAGCTACGTTCCGTTCAAGGAAGCCTACGCTACCGACGTGTGGAACCCGAAGCCTAACTTCACCTGCCATAAATATTGCCCTGTGGCTATCTGCCCACACAACGGGAGGAATTAAATGAAAGCAGCGCAAATGGGCGCAGAAGAATTTTACAAAGCCGCCGCACAAGCTGGCTTGCCCACGGATAACGCTACGCTCAACAAGATAGTTGACCTAGTAAATTCTGGACATTCTTTGGACAGCGCGGTGAAGATCCTCAAAGGTGGGGAAACTAAAATGCCAGATAACTATTCTGACGGCAACTGGAAACTTATTTAGGAACAATCATGCCCTACACCAAGAAGCCCCGTCCCTACAAACACGAGTGGGAGATGGAGCAGAAGCGTGACGAGAAAGCCCCACGTGCCGCCCGTGCTAGGGCACGGCGCGAAATGGATGCGAAGGGGGTTGACAGAACCGGAAAAGACATTGATCATGTCAAGCCCCTCTCTAAAGGAGGGACTAATGCAAAGGGTAACCTACGCTTAGTGAGCCCAAGCGACAACCGATCCTTCCAAAGAAATTCTGACCACACGGTCAAGAAGAACAAGTGAGAGAGCATGGAAATACTAGAGGGGAAGGGCCTACTACTTAATCTCAATAGGCCCGAGAGAGTTCTAGACGCAATAAAAACAAGTAAGTTAGTAAACAAAGTAGACGGCATATCGCAGGTGCTAGTGCCGTGGGGCATACCTGAGACGCATGCGCTAAAGATCTTAAAGATCAAGAACGTACCTAGTCCCATCGAGCGGGACTACAAGTGGCCGGGAGTGTACAGGCCCTTCGCCCACCAGAAAGAAACCGCCGCGTTCCTGACCATGCACAAGCGAGCCTTCTGCTTCAACGAGCAGGGCACGGGCAAGACGGGTAGCGTCATCTGGGCGGCTGACTACCTCATGAGCCTTGGCTTCCTGCGTAGGGTTTTGGTGGTGTGTCCCTTGTCCATCATGCAGTCGGCATGGCAGTCGGACCTTTTCAAGTTTGCTATGCACCGCACGGTGGACGTGGCTCACGGTTCGTCCGAAAAACGCAAGAAGATCATCGACGGTGGTGCCGAGTTCGTCATCATCAACTACGACGGTGTTGAGATCGTTGAGAAAGAAATTGATGCGGCTGAGTTTGACCTGATCGTCATCGACGAGGCGTCCGCATACAAGACTGCAACCACCAAGCGATGGAAGGCTATGAACCGGCTGGTCAATCAGAACCGCTGGTTGTGGATGCTCACAGGCACACCCGCCGCTCAGTCTCCCGTGGACGCATTCGGACTAGCCAGATTAGTTAACCCTGCCAACGTGCCTAAGTTTGCAGGGGTGTTCCGCGATATGGTGATGTACCGCCTGACGCAGTACCGCTACCTGCCAAGAGACAACGCTAAAGATATTGTGCATAGGGTGTTGCAGCCAGCAATACGTTTCCTAAAGGCCGACTGCCTAGACCTCCCTGATATGACGTACGTCGACCGGGACGTACCGATGACCAAGACCCAACAGGCGTACTACAAAAGTATGCTGGTCCACAACATGGTCTCCGCTGCTGATGAGGAGATCAGTGCAGTCAACGCCGCAGTTCTTATGAACAAGCTACTCCAGATGGCGTGTGGCACGGTGTACACAGACTCAAGAGAAAGCGTGAACTTCGACGCATCGTCACGGCTGAACGTGTTGTCTGAAATTATTACAGAGACAAGCAACAAGGTGTTGGTGTTCGTCCCATTCAAGAACGCTATCGAGCTAGTCCAAGAGCACCTCTCCAAAGATGGGTTTACCTCAGAGGTCATCTCGGGCGGCGTGTCGGCAGGGAAGAGGACTGACATATTTAAGACCTTCCAGACCACGCCAGACCCCAAGGTTCTGATCATCCAACCTCAAGCCGCCGCGCATGGAGTAACACTTACTGCCGCTGACACGGTGGTGTGGTACGGACCCACTATGTCTTTAGAGACATATTTACAGGCAAACGCTCGGGTGCATAGGGCTGGGCAGAAGCACCCCGTGACCGTCATCCACATTGTGGGCAGTTCGGTCGAGCGCAAGATCTACAAGATGCTCCGTGAGCGCGAGGACATCCATTCAAAAATAGTTGGTCTCTACCGCGAAGAAGTGCTTGACACTGCCAAATAAGGGGTGTACAGTGTCAACTCACTAGAGGAGAGAACAGATGTCAGCAGACAAACTAGCAAGGGTGTACGTCAAGATACGTGACGCTCGTAACGCTCTAAAGAGCAAATTTGAAGAGGAAGACGCAGAGCTTGCGGAGCAGTTGGAAGTCATATCCCATCAGCTTCTGGAGATCTGCAAGGATACCGGTGCAGACACTTTAAAGACGAGTGGCGGCACGGTGATGCGAACGGTTAGGACTCGCTACTGGACTTCGGACTGGGACGCGATGTACGAGCTAGTCGCAAATTCGGGTGAGCTTGGCCTTCTGGAAAAGCGCATCCATCAGGGCAACATGAAAGAGTTTCTTCAAGAGAATCCCAATCTTATGCCCAAGGGTCTGAACGTCGACAACCGCTATGACATTACTGTCAGGAGAGCATCAAAATGAGCGAACTAGCTCTGTTCAAAGGAAACCTGCCGTCCTACCTGCGTTCCATGCAGATGGACAGCACCACAAAATCCCTCATGGGTGGTTCACAGGCTAAGCGGATTTCGATCCGTGGGTCGGTGTTCCGTATGATCGTAGGCGGGCAAGAGATTGCCAAGTCTGATGATCGCTTCATGCAGGTGGTCATTGCCGCCGCCGCGCCGTCGCATAGCCGCACGTTCTACGCTGGGGTCTATGAGGAAGGGGAGAAAGTTCTTCCTGCTTGCTTCAGCAATGACGGCATCAAGCCCGATGCTGAGTCTGAAAAACCTCAGGCAAAGAACTGTGCAAGCTGTCCGCAGAATATCGCGGGTAGTGGGCAGAACAACTCACGCGCTTGCCGGTTCTCGCACCGTCTGGCAGTGGTGTTGGCGAATGACATTGAGGGTGATGTCTACCAGCTAGTCATCCCAGCTACCTCGTTGTTCGGCAAGCCTGAGGGTGGCAAGCTCCCGCTGGAAGCGTACACGCGCTATCTGGCAGGGCACGGGGTTCCGATTACCGCAGTTGTGACTGAGATGCGGTTCGACACGGACTCGGCTACTCCTAAACTTTTCTTCAAGGCGATGCGCCCTCTGGAGGAGTCGGAGTGGGAGATCGTGCAAAGCAAGGGGCAGACTCAGGAAGCACAGAATGCAATTGCATTCAACCCCGGCAAGACTGACGGTGCAACTCCCGGCGTAATCCCGAAGGAGAACCCGAAAGTTTCACCCGCTCCTGTAGCGGAAGTGGAAGAAGAGGAAGCTCCTCCGGTTAAAGCGCCCATCAAACGCGCCAAGCCTGAAGCTCCGAAACCCAAGACGGCTGATGATGTTATGAGCCGCTGGGACGACGAGGAATAAGAGTCCGAACCCACGCCGGGTTGGGTCCTACCCGGCACTTTCCTTAACTTTGAGTAATCATGAAACAGCCTAAAATTAAATTTCCGATTGAAGAGCAACTCGCTAAGAGAATCGCTGGGATCGCCGCAAACGAGATGCGTACGTTTAACCAGCAACTCGCCTACTGGGCGTCGATTTACGAAGCCAAGAACGGGATGGTAACCCCGAAAGCGGTGGAGATTGATAAGAAGAAAGAGCGTAAGCCTATGTTAATCTCCCCTGAGCGTCGGGCTCAGATGCGGGAGCAGGGGCTCAAGCTCGCGGTTGCGGCTAAAGCTAAAGCAGACGCACGTAGGGCAGGGGCGAACGGCCTCGCTCATTAAGACCTCTGGAGATGTAAAGCAATGCTTTACATCTCCCCTTCAAGGACCACCATGCTTGGCTACAGCATAAAATTTGTAGATCAGGTCAAGAAAGCTGACCCCGAAAAATCGGGAGTCAAACTTGGCTTGCTCTGTATTGATCGTGACATACCCGCCGCTAAAGTTGCCCGTCATCTCAAAGTGTCCCGCATGACTGTCTATATGTGGTTTACAGGACGGACGCTTCCTAACAAGAACCTCCACTTACCAAGGATTAAAGAACTAATATCAGACTTCCACAATATCGAGTGGTGATATGCAGTCGCTATTCAGGGCGGTCCTGCCGGGACCGGGGCACGGAATTTACTTTGCCGTTGGGATTAAGAAACTCAATGGTCCAAAGAAATCCATCGTACTGCATAAAGCTGCAAACAACTTTGCAGAACTAGAGCAGGGT